GCAATCATATACAAGGATCCTAGAGAACTGGTGCCGACTCAGGAGAATTTCTACACGACAAAAAATATCAGCAAACTCAAGGCGTCGATAAAGATCACAGGGTACCTGATGCAGCCAATTCTGATAGAGAATGTAGATGGAGAAGATAAAGTACTTGCCGGACATCGTAGAAGATTATGTTGCATAGAACTGATCGAAGAAGGAGACACCAGATTCGAGAAGGTTCCGTGCATGTATGCTGCGGAAATCAATGTTTCAGAGGACAAAGAACTGACACCAGAGCAGAGAGAAGCAATCACGCCGTTCCTCAGACAATTCAAGGTGATTCAAGCAAACAATTACAGAGATAAAAACGACTGGGAAAGAATGCAGGAAGCTCTGGAGATGGAGAAGATTGTTAAAGGTCTGAAAGAGAAGGTTGGCATAACGGGAACAGTCAGAGAGAATTTGAAAGAACTCCTTGGAGTGTCAAACGCTCAGTTTGGCCGTTATAAGAACATTAGCAATCATCTGTCAGAGGAATTGATGGAAGAGTTTCAGGATGGAGAGATTAACATTTCTGTGGCAGATGCTGCAGCATCCCTGGAACCGGAACTGCAGAAGCTGGCATACGAGATGTACATGAAAAACAAAATCCTGACACTTCCGGATATCCAACTTCTGAAAGATCGGCAGGCGTTAAATGCAGACATTCCAGGGCAGATGACAATAGAACAGGCAACAAGGCAGCAGAAGCCTGCAGAAGACGAGACGCCGATTCCCGTAGAACTGCAGATAGAAAGATTCTTTGACAGCTTGAAAAAGAACACAACAGCCAGGATCCGCAATGGAGACAAGCTGATGGGAACAAAGATGATTAGTATGCTCTATTGCTATGTAAAGCACAGAAACGGGTACCTGAACTATCAGGGACATCCGGATAGGATCACATTCAACCCAGACAGCCCGGAAGAGAAAGAAATGACCTGGCAGGAGCTGACCGAAGAACTGATCAGGCGCTACTCCATAAAGAAACCGGTCAAAATGACCACAATTGATGCACCGGAAGCGGTAGTTACGCTTACGGAGTCGGCAGCAGTTAAAGCGTTTTGTGAAGCTTATCCAAAAAAACTGAAAACGATCATGAGGATATGCCGAAGATGCAAAGACAATGGAGAAGCTGCTAAGGCCGTACAAATGGATTTTGCACCAGGTGGATTTAGTTCATCAAGCGGGAGCAACGTAAATTATAGCTTTATGTCGTTCACAGCAGGACTTGAAATTGAAGTAAACAGTGAAAAAGTATCAATGAAATATGGCCGGCTGATTGTAGAAGCAAAGAATCTCTATGATCCATTTTCTCCAGAATTCGATATAGAGCCAAAGAAACCAGAAGTAAAAGATAATGGAGGACCGGCAAAATGTATCACAGGACAATCTGGATCTGGATTATGCGGAGCAGCTGCTTATTGTAGCCAGGAATACAACTGCTGTTCTCAGTGCCCGGACGACTGCAACAGCCGTTGCGGATGGATTCTGGAAAAGAGCTGCCAGTCGGCAGCAGAAACACCGGATGAAAAGCAGCAGGAAGACTATTCCGGTGATCTCGCCGAGATGGGGAGACATCTGAGAAATACAGATAAAATCCCGGATGCGTGGCCGGAAGATTTAAAAGATATTCCGGTGCCTACGAATGTGGAAATTATCGGGTATCTGTATGACGAAGAAAGAAAACTTAAAGAGTTCCTTGAAATCGAAAAAGAAGAGTCAGGATTACCATATATGACAATCCTGAAACAGCAACTGATTGTCGGAGGATTGAGAATTATTAAAAATCTTGTAGAAGATTGTCAGGAAGAACCAGAAGAATCAGAACAGCCACCTCTTCCGATCATGAAAAACAATGATCAACGCAAGCAATGGCTAAGGAACTATAAGAGCTGGGGACTCTGGTACGAGGACAAGAACGTAGGAATTAAATACTACAAATACGATTTCGCGAACGGCGCCCGCCTGATCGTAGAAGAATTTGCTCCGGATCCATCAGAAAAAAGCCAGTGGTATACGCCAGGGGAACACCATTACATGCACCTTGTAGGAGGACCAAAGCCGGAATGCAAGAACGACAAAGGATGGAGCTACCATTCCAGATACAACAAATACCCAAACAGCGAAACAGAACTTGTGGAATTCTTGAAGGAGATTCAAAAATGAGTTACAGAACAGGAAAAAGACCTAAGACAGTACAGTTCAAAAACATAAAAGAGATTTACAAATACAGATAAATGACCGATTCGGTCACTAAAAAAGGGTGCCCTAAAATTCACATAGATACATCCTTCCTGTGTGAGCCTGTCAGATCACAGGAAGGAGAAAGGAGAAACAAAATGCAGAAGAAGGAAAGGACATTTAAAAACATGAGCAGGGAGGCACAGATATGCGAAACCTGTAAAGAGAATGATAATGGTTTCTGCGATCGCATTGGACGCATGGTAGAAGATGACGACTGGTGCGCAAAATGGAAAATCAAAGAAGTTCCGGAATGGAAAGCAAGGATGATGAATACATTTCTGGCCGGACACTGAGAGGAGGGCGGAAATGATCCCATTTTTATACGATGTAACAGATAGATCAGGCAATCTGGTGATAGGCAATGCAACATTTGCAGAAATAGTGGAAGGTTTAAACTGCTCAAAAGCACAGGCGAACAATGCAAGGACCTCCGGAGATTTAATCTTCAGGAAGTACGAAATGCACAGAGTTGATCGGAAATTAAGCAGAGTGAAGGATATCGCATTGCTTCAGGAATTTGATACCGTCCGTCTCCACTTGCTGGGATATAAGAAAGGCGACAGGAAATGAATAAAAGACAGAAAAAGAAACTATTCCGAAAAACCATGGGATGGAATCCTCCGGACTGTTTAATCTACACCAGCCTGGACTACCATGTTTTTATCGGCAAGCCCTGGGGAGGTCTGGCAGCCCTAAAGAAGCAGGAAGCCACCAGAACAGTAGAATACTTTAACCGGAATATTCAGAACAGGAATTATCTGCTCAGAGAAGCAAGGAGGTATACCAGATGAAACAGGGAGGATTATTATTTCCTAAAGAATCCACCAGAAAAAAAACGGAAGAAGCACCACAAAAGCATCATAGACAGAGACATGAAGAATCAGTGCTTCATTTGCGGCAAAACAGGCTATACAGAACGCCATCACATCTATGGCAGCGCAAACCGCAAATACTCCGAGCAATATGGCTTAACCGTATATTTTTGCCCGGAATGTCATAGAACTTCAGATATAGCCGTACATAGAAACAAAGAAGTCCGAATTACTTTGCAGCGGATTGGTCAGAGAGCATTTGAAGAGAAATGTGGCAGCAGGGAACAATTCGTAAAGACGTTTGGAAAAAACTATCTGGAGGAAGAATAAATGAACATAGGAAAAGCAAGTGCAATATTTAAAGACATTCATAACGAAGAAACAGAAGTAGAAGACAAGATCACAGCAATTCAGGAAGTGATTGATATGCCTACACATAACAGCATCACAAAGAAGAGTATGCTGGAGGTACTTCACTGGCTGATTGAAGAATATATTTAAGGAGGACATATGAACATAGCACAAAGAGCAGAAATATGTAAACATAGTACAGGACACATCGGAGCTGTAGCAGTATACACCCGTCCCACCTGTCCGAACATGCATATCATCAAAGGTAAATGAACGAACTGCAAGGACTGTAGATTCTATGAGGAGAGGAAATGAACCTATATGAAATAAAAAACATGGAGACAGGACAGATTGTTGCATCTACAGTTTTGCTTAAAGAAGCTGCAAAACTACTGGACTGTCCTGCATATGCAATATCGAATGCGTATCATAGTAATTATGCTATTTACGGCAAATATAAAATAAATCAAGTAGATACAACACTGACCAAAAAAAGTCCGCTATGGGCCGAATGGGATTTGTGGAGAATCTGGTTTTTGAAATTATGCAGAAGGTAATATTTGATAAGGTATTACTAAGAGAATAGGAGATTTACATATAATTAAACAAACAAGTGAAGCTTAAATATGACTGTACTTAGATATTTATCAGGGCATGTAGCATGTACGAAAAAAGACAGGCCTTCAATAAAGAAGGCCTAAAAGAATTATTGAATACATATATTACCGAATAGATTACCAAGGTCAGTAACAAACATCACCTTTTTGTCTTCTTCGTAAGATTCTCCTGATTTGAGATTATTTAAAATTATGTGTTTATTGGTAACGTAGAAAGATGTATTAGTTGCCAATTGATAATTTTCTGAATGCGTATAATATGAATCGGATATATTGATTAAATTTAATCGCTCTAAATTATCGAATGAAACCATGAGCTGTTTATAAGGATAAGTTAATATCCAAGATACATTTCTGAAAATAGTATTAGTACCACCACCTACACTTTTGGGAGATCTAATCTTCATATCAATTAATGGGCGCAAATCAGCATTGAGAATAATCTTAAATGTAGCTGCGTCTAAAGGAGACATTTGCCTGATGATTTCAACAAAAGAAGGATGGACTGAATTTTTAGTATCTATACACATGGATTTTGCAAGTAAATTTGCGTATAGTTCTCTTAATTCATCACTATTCATTGAATACGAAATAGCCTGAAGCGCAGGCACAGCTACATAAGGCTCAGGAGATACAATTTTTTCAGGTTCTATATTCTCTAGTTTTTTAGCCAGCAATTTTTCTGTTTCAGCAACATTGTATTCTCTCTGAGCTATCCATTGGCGTAGAGGGGATAATGCGGCATTTATGGCACGAGGAATTAGCGCTAGAGTTTTTCCTGATTCTTGAGCTGCTGGTTTTAATGCATCATCATAAATATCAGGAACAGTTTCAACAGCTTTTCCAACACCGCCAGCAAGTTTATCAAATCCTTCTGACATAAAATCACAACCTTTCGTTTTTATTATATTTTATCAGAAAATTAAGAAATATCAATAAGGTAGAAAAGGAGTCAAAAATGAAATTTATTTTTAGTGTTATACGTAAAAAAAAGGGAAAAGTATTTACAAACGGAAACATTTTAGAAATGTTGACATTATTAACGATTATCTTTGAGTGGGTTTCTGAAAAAATAGCTGAGGATAAGGATATAACATTGAACGAGGCAATGGATATCGTATTGAAAGGTATAAAAGACGGGAGTAAAAAGCTTTACTGATTAAAATGTGAGTACGGAATTAGAAACATAAAACTTGAAAAGGAATAGATGCTAAGAGATTTAAGGCGTTGCTGTTTACTCTGCCAAAAAGAGCTATAAAAAGAAGGAGGCCGGGAACTATCAAAAGCTCCCGGCTAAAAGTATGAAAAAGAAAAAGTTTTATTTGCAATTACTCTTTGCTCTGTACAAGTAATAATATATCCAGAAAATGTGAGCAATATGTGATACAGATTTGAAGAATTTGTGAAAGGGGAGCGATACCGATGGACAAGAATATCTTAAGTCAGTACATAGATGCCTGTGAGCTGATCAAAGAAACAGAAGAGGAAATCAAGAAGCTAAACAGAAAGAAAAAGACAGTGATACAGACAAATGTGTCCGGGAGCAACCCTGAGTTTCCTTATAACCCACAACATTTTAAAATCCAGGGAACAACATTTAACTATGCAGATGACAGCCAGCTTCGATATCAGAAGAAGATTTTGGAAGAAAGAAAATCCCAGGCAGAGCAGTTAAAGATAAACGTAGAAGGATGGCTAAACACAATCCCTCCCAGAATGCAGAGAATCATAAAGTACAAGGTCTTTGAAGAACTGACCTGGCAGCAGGTAGCTAGAAAGATGGGAAGAAGAGCAACTGAAGAAGGCGTTCGCAAAGAATTTAATAGATTTTTTGAAAAAAAGTAAAATTGTCCGTTTTGTCCGATATGTCCGATTTTAATATGTTATAGTATAAACTGAACTCAGTGGAAGATCATACAGAGTTCTCCTTCCCTTAGTTGTCTGCCAGTACCCACTTGGCAGACTACCAGAACATCTCGCCAGGTGGGAGCGAGCGTGAGCCATGGAGCCGCAGGTTCGAATCCTGATGTTCTGCTCCGGTTTAACACCGGACTCATATGGATTTTCCTTGACATAGGAGCCATCTGTTCTTTATGAGCAGGTGGCTCCTACGCTACGGACATTTAGCTCAGCTGGTCAGAGCATCCGGCTCATAACCGGACGGTCCTGAGTTCAAATCTCAGAATGTCCATAATTACCGCGGGATAAAGTAACGGAAACTTACAGGCCTCCTTAGCCTGGAATGGCGGTTCGAATCCGTCTCCCGCTATCAGAGAACAGGAGGGATGGCATGATATACAAACGATGTAGCAGATGCGGGGGTAGGGTACCAGCAGGGACTACATGCCTATGCAGAAAGAACAACATCAGAGAGTATGCAAAGCCAACCGGAATAAAGAAAGAATACCACACACAACGGTGGAAGAACCTGAGGCAGGTTGTGCTTGACAAATATGACGGGCTGGATATCTACATGATGTACAAGCATAACAGAATAGTGACAGCAGATACGGTACACCATATTGAATTATCGCAAGATAGACCTGACCTGTTCTATTCAGATTCAAACTTGATTCCAGTCTCAAGAGCTGGACACAAAGAGGTACATGCACGGTACGAAAGAGAGGGGAAGACAGTGGTGCAGGAAGAACTGAGAGACTTTCAGATGCGTTTTAAAACCACCGGGGGATAGAAAAAAGTTTTGATTGGATTCTCCACGACCACGTATGCCCCTTTCTTTCTGCAAAATTCTAAAAACGAAAAAAAAGTTGGCAAATGAAAGGAGGGAGGTCAGAGGGCAAGACCAAGAGTGCCGGTAGAATTGCAAACCGGACATTTAAAAGTTATTGACGGACAGAAGAAAAGAGATGCAGAAGACCAGGTAAAAACAGAGAAAAACCAGCTTAAACGACCTCCTTCTTGGCTGATCGATGATGTTGCTAAAAAAGAATGGCGAAGAGTTGTAAAAGAGTTAAGCAAGCTAAATATAGTCGGAAATCTGGACTTAAACAATATAGGAGGTTATTGCAATGCGTTCGCAAACTACGTAAAAGCAACAGAAATATTGAGTCAGCAGACGTATTATGTTGATCGAGAAACCAGAACGGGAGTAATTGTTGTAAAAAATCCTATGGTTGATATTCAGAAAGGGTATGCAGAAGAAATGAGACGCTTCGCCGCCTTATGTGGTCTGACAATTGATTCGAGATTGAAGGCAGGATCGGCGAAAGTAAATAAGCAGCAGGAAGAAATTGAGAACCGGTTCGGTGCTATATGATTCTTGATGAACTTAAACAATACGCTTGTGACTGCATATCTGGAAAGATTATCAGTGGAAGAAAACATATATGGGCATGTGAGAGATTACTGAGAGATATCGACCGAATCGGTCAACCGGATTTTCCATACGTCTGGGATGAAGACCAGGCGGAGAACATTGCAGAATGGTTTGCACTCTTACGACATAGTAAAGGAGTTCTGGCAAAGCAACCGATCATTCTAACACCATGGCAGAGATTTAGAATTTGCCAGCTGTACGGATGGGTTCATAAAAATACCGGATATCGACGTTTCAAGAAATATTTCACAGAAGTGGCCAGAAAGAATGCGAAATCTCAGGAAGAAGCAGGTATTGCACTCTATGAGGCAGCAGTTACATCAACCAAGAACGGAGAAGTATACGAGATTTATACCGCCGGCACAAAACGCGATCAGTCCAAAATTGTATTCGGGGAAGCCGGATTAATGCTTCAAGGATCACCTTTGAGGATGAAATTTAAGGTAACCAGGGACTGTATAAAACATCTGAAAAGCAATAGCACAATCAAACCATTATCAAAAGACGATGGAAAGTCCGGGGATGGTACAAACCCTGCACTTCTGGTTTTAGATGAGTATCATCAGCACAAAACCACGGAGTTCTATGATTTAGGAATAGGATCAAACACAAAAGAGCCACTCTTGATGATTATAACAACAGCTGGAATGGATTTAACTTATCCTTGCTATGTGACTGAGTATCAGTATTGTTCCAAGGTGTTGGATCCAAACACGGACGTGGAGAATGATGAATATCTGATCGACATTTGTGAGATGGATCCGGAAGATTATGAAGACATTTCAAATCTGGATAACGAAGAGACTTGGAAGAAAGCTAATCCGATTAGAATGACATATCCGGAAGGTGTCGATAAGATTCGCGGTGAATATAAGATTGCCAGAGAACAGCCGGAACATATGACGGCCTTCCTCACAAAATGTCTGGATGTCTGGGTGCAGGCGAAAGAGAATGGGTATATGGACATGTCGAAATGGAAAGCCTGCCAGGTGAATGAATTACCATTTGATATAACGGGGCATCCGGTGTATGTAGGTTTCGATATGTCTGCAAAGACAGATCTTACATCAGTGGCGTTTATGATTCCGTTTTTATCCGGGGAATATGATGCGAATAGAAAAGAAATAGTAAAGTATATTCTTTGGTCGCACAGTTTTATCCCGACAAGGGAGAAGCTTCAGGAACATATTATAAAAGACAAGGTTGCCTATGACGCATGGGAACGTATGGGATTTCTGGAGGTAACAAACACTCCGATCGTAGATCAGGGAGCGGTTATGAGATATGTTCTTGAGACCTGCGAAAAAATGAAATTAAAAATACAATGCCTGTGCTTTGACCCTGCGAATGCGAGTAAATTAATGATGGATCTGTCAGATGAAGGATACGATGTCGAAGAAGTATTTCAGAGCCACAAACACCTAAACGAAGCAACACAGGGATTCAAAGAGCAGGTATTTTGCAGAAATATTATATATACTTACAATCCTCTGCTGAATTATGCGATGAGTAATGCGGTAATCCGGCAGAACAATGGACTGATCAAAATTGATAAAGATGCAACAAAAAAGAGAATCGACCCAGTGGATGCAACACTATGTGCGTATAAGCTGGCAATGTTTCATACATTCGGAGACGATTACGGAGATTACATTAATAATTTTATTGAGGAGATATTGAAGGATTCTACAGAAAATTAAAGAAATGTGGAATTCCCTTGTTGGAGAGCCTGTATCAATAGATGATGAAAGGCTAATGGAGTGGCTTGGAATTGATCCAAAAACCCCACGAAATGCAATTGGAGAAGTAACGTATTTTACATGTTTAAAAATGCTTTCAGAAACAATGGGGAAAATGCCACTGAAATTTTATAAGCAGACCGATAAGGGGAAAATACGGGCAGATCCGACGAGAGCTTCATGGCTCCTTATGAATAGACCAAATCAGATCATGACTCCGGCGACGTTCTGGGGCACGATAGAATATAATTGTGAACATTATGGAAATGCGTATGTATGGATACAGACGAAATTCGAGAAAAAGGGAAGATATGGAGGAGAATACAACATTCTTTCATTCTGGCCTATGCAGAGCAATTATGTGGATGTGCTAATGGATGATGTGGGAGTGTTCGGAGACGCAGGAAGGCTGTATTATCGATACAGCGATCCTAAGACCGGAAAAACATACACTTTTTCACAGGATAATGTTATGCACTTTAAAACATGGTGCACACTTAATGGAATCATGGGAAAACCGGTAAGGCAGATCTTACAGGATTCAATTTCGGGCGCAGTGGAGTCACAGAAATACTTGAATCAGCTGTATGCTAGCGGATTAACCGCAAAGGCAGCGTTGCAGTATACAGGAGACCTTGATAAACCAAAGCGTATGGCCTTGCAAAAGGAATACAACGCATTACTTTCAGGCGCTAAAAACGCAGGTAAAGTGGTGGCGGTACCAGTTGGTATGACACTGCAGCCACTAAACGTAACTCTGGCAGATGCGCAGTATGCAGAGATAAAAAAATATACGGCATTGCAGATTGCAGCAGCATTCGGAATTAAACCAAATCAGCTAAACGATTATGATAAGTCAAGCTATTCAAATTCTGAAAGTCAGCAGTTGGCATTCCTGGTGGACACGATGAGCTATAGATTGTCACAGTACGAGCAGGAGATAAACTATAAATGTCTTTCTGATACTGAGAAAAAAGAAGGATATTACTTTAAATTCAACGAAAAAGCAATATTAAGAACAGATTCAAAGACACAGAAGGAAGTAATAACCGGATACGTGCAGAACGGAATCTATACAATCAATGAGGGGAGAGATCTCCTTGATCTTCCTTTCGTGGACGGAGGAGATGTCAACATGGTAAACGGAACGTATCAGCCGATAACACATATAGGCGCGGCTTACGGAATTAACACACAGGGAGGTGAAGGAGATGGAGATTGATGTAAGAGGGGACATCATCAGCAATGATGATAAATGGATTTACGACTGGCTGGACTGGGATTCCACGTGCCCGGATGATATCAGGAATGCAATTGCATCTCTTCAACCAGGAGAAACACTCACGGTAAACATAAACTCAGGTGGCGGCTCTGTGATGGCAGGACAGGAAATCTATTCTATTCTTGCCGGAAGAAGTGACGTGGAAATCAACATTCAATCGCTTGCTGGCAGTGCGGCCAGTGTGATTGCAATGGCAAACACATGCAAGATGAGTCCTGTTGCGACTATTATGATCCACAATGTCTCAATGTCAGGAGCTTCCGGAGATTATCATGACATGCAGAAGAATGCAGAGATCTTAAAAACAATGAACAGTGCACTTTCGGAAGCGTACACAAGAAAGACAGGAAGATCAAAAGATGAAATTCTGAAGATGATGGATAAGGAAACATGGATCACAGCAGAGAAGGCTCTTGAACTTGGATTTATTGATAAGATCGAGAATTCAGGGCAGCAGTTCTTTAATTGTGTGTGCGGAGTCAGACTGACGGATGAAATACGCAATAAAGTAAAGCAGGAAAAAGAAGCCCAGGAAGCAGAAAAACAGCAGAAAAAAGAAATATTAGGAGACTTAGACCAGTATGGCGTCTGAGCGGAACGGAGGATATAAGGAATAAAAAATTATTAGAACTTTTAAACTCTATTAATGAGAAAAAAACAATGGTACAGTCCCTGGTAGAACAGGGAAAGCTGGAAGAAGCAAGAACAGCCAAGGAAGAACTTAAAAATATGCAGGAACAGTTTGACCTTCTGAAAGATATCATGGATCCGGACGGAAATGGAACAATTAAACCGCAACAGGATCCGAAACTGTTAGAAAATAACTCTATCAAAGAATTTGCTAATGCTGCAAGAAGAGGATTCCGAAATGCAACCATGGTAGAAGGCACACCTGCAGATGGAGGATATACAGTCCCGGAAGACATCCAGACACAGATTAATACCTACAGAGATGCAAAATTCTCTCTGATCAGCCTGGTTGATGTAGAAAATGTAACAACAAATAAAGGCCAGAGAACCTATAAGAAACGTGCGCAGCAGACTGGATTTGCGAAAGTGGGAGAAGGTGGAAAGATAACAGCTGGAACAACCCCGCAGTTCGAAAGAATCTCATACGAGATTGAGAAATATGCAGGATATTTCCCTTGCACAAATGAACTCCTTGCGGATACAGATGCAAATATCACAGGCGTTTTGACAACATGGATTGCGGATGAGTCAAGAGTCACAAGAAATAAAATGATTCTTGAGCAGATTGCGACAAAGGATGTAACAGCGATGAAAGATCTTGATGATATCAAGAAAGCATTGAATATCACGCTTGGACAGGCATTTAAACCTACTTCTGCAATTGTGACAAACGACGATGGGTTACAGTGGCTTGATACATTAAAGGATAACGAAGGAAGATATCTTCTCCAGCCGGATCCTGCAAATCCAATGCAGCTTAGACTTTGCGCTGGATCAACAATTGTTCCTGTCAAAGTTATTCCAAACTCCGATATGCCATCCGATACAAAGACAGCAGGAAGCAGAAAAATACCAGTTATTATTGGAGATTTGAAAGAGGGTATCAAATTCTGGGATAGAAATCAGATGACTCTTATGACATCTAACATCGCCCAGATCGGAGAGCTGAATGCATTTGAAGAAGATCTTACAATCTTCAGGGCAATTGAAAGGGAAGACTGCACGGTGAAAGACAAAGAAGCGTTCGTGAACGGACAGCTGACAATTAAAGATGCAACTGTTACAGGAGTATGAGATAAGGCGGTGAACTGTGGATATTGATGCAGTAAAAGAGTATCTACGAATCGACGATGATGCAGACGACATGACCATAGAACTGATGATGAACGCTGCAAAAGAATACATAAAAGATGCTGTCGGGAAATGTGATGAGAAGAATCCAAAAACGCAGATGTTATTCATGCTTATCATACAGGATCTCTACGAAAATCGTGTGCTGACAGTAAAGGAAGCAGACAAACAACGACTGACACATGTGGTCGGATCAATGGTTCTTCAGCTACAGGCGTCACAACTGGAGGAAGAAAATGGTTGATATCGGAAAACTAAACAGGCGGATCACATTTCTCCGCCTGAACACTTCAGAAGATGAAATGGGTCAGGACAAATCCGAGTGGAAAAAATATCGGACAGTATGGGCAACTGTAAAACCATACAAAGCATCAGAATACAATTTCATGAGCAAATTAAAGCCGGAGGTTACACACAGAA